TATCACCTTTTACTGTAGTATCTTGAGCACCTGTTACATACGATACATGTTTACCAAAAGTTATATCTTCCCTGTTTTTGGAAGCAACCATTTTGAACGCACCCGAAGAAGTTAATTCCCAGTGTGAACCTGTTCTGTGTTGACACTTTATAAATTCATTACCTTTTGTGTCGCTGACATGCCAGGGCATATTACCGCTCCTGGTTTGCCATATTGCATAATTAGGATAATCAACTTTACTCTTAGCGTTAGTTTGACTTTCTTTATGCGTGGGTGGTGTATTTTTTGTTGGTTGTTCATCTTTTGCCATAATATCTCCTATTTGAATGGATATGCAGATCCTTTTGCTTTCTTGTGTTTAGGATCAAGTTTTTGTTTTGCAACTTGTGCTATTTGTGTTAACATATTTGCCCTGATATTATTTGGTATTCTGTTAAATAACTGACTCATGATACCAGAAGCATCACCAAACAAAAATTTCTTTCCTGCTTCAGCAGATCCCATCAATCCTTGTATTGCTTGCATGGCTTGTTGCATCTTCTGTGCAGTATCTCTATTTGGACTGACATTACCATTCATATCCATAGTCATCGTCATAGGACCATATGGACCTTCTGTTTGATATTCCATAACAGGCAAGTATATGTTTACAGGAACATTTGTTATACTATCATCCATTCTAGGAAATACATTAATAGTGTTTGAACTTTGATCTGCTGATAATACAACAAAAGTTTTACTTGCAACATTCAAACTATAACCGTCATCAAAGTAATGTATAGAACTTTCTAAATCATCACTTAGATATATTGTTGAATATTCATCATCATCATTAGAGACAACAGATTCAATAATCAGTCCTGTGTTTGCTTGTTGAGAATATTCTTCTAGCCCTCTTAGTGTTTCATCATACTGTAATCTATGAATAGCATCAATCAAATCGCTAATATTATCAACTTGTGATAGTAGATCAATCATGTTGCGTGTAAATACTTCTGGATTGATTCTATCAGATGAAACATATTGCGAACCACCAGTAACATCACTTGATAATAGCATCATATTATCTAGACCCTGAACAAGCAAAGGTGACATATTTTGTGTTGCTTGTCTTCTTTGACTATTGCTCAATCCTTTGAATATTGAAGCAATGTTCATGATGCTTCCTGGTAATTGTGATAGTGCACCTAAATTAGGAATATTAGCAAAGTTCTGTAGCGCAGTTTCAATATTCTTTACTTCATTGAGTAATTGACCTGCCATTGGATGCCATGCAGCATGTGTCGCAAGACCTTTTGTTAGATCATGCATCCAGTCTTGCCCCTTTTCTTGTTTTTCACGAACAAGAACACCATTAACCATTCTTTCTATAATTTGAGGCTTGATGGCTTTTCTGGAAGATATTTGTGAAACTTGTCTGATAATATCGTATAAACCAGAATTACCTGCAACATTTTCAGAAGAATTAAATTCCGTAGGCATACCAACAGCAGTTCTAGATGTTGGATCACCCATGTTAAATGTAGTGACAATACAAGTGCCTTGTTCTGGAGGTGCATTGAATTGCTCAAGAGATGTCTGTGTTGCTGGTCTCTCAATACCAACATGTGGTAGTTCTTCTGGCGATATTTGCGAACTGTGTCTTAAAGGATCAAAAACTTTAAGCAATGATAGTTTTTGTTGATCTGGATCATTGATATCTCCGCCCACCACAATACAATATGATTTTTGTCCTGGAAATTGATTTGGTAATGACATTTAGACCACTCCTGCTCCCACTGTTCTTGACACACAGTCCATCGTAATTGTTGCTGGTTGTCTTCTCTTGATATGATGTTTCATGCTAACAATCAGATAATCGCCTGATCCATAATTCAATGTTGCTCCCGTTTCATCTGCTTTGTTTGGCAATGATAATTTGATAATCTTACCCACATTTAATATTGGTTTCCATGGTACCATGATTCTAAGGGCTATCTTGTCTTGTTCAAGTAATCCCATTCTTGCTTGTCTTTTATGAACAAACAAATGAGCATAATCTGGACAAGAATTTTGTTTCTCTGCTGATCCTTGATTTGACATACTTAGTTTTGGTAATCCACTGCCTATACCACAACCAAAGGTATCTGATCCAAACTTGTTGAACATTTTCATAATAGGATTGAATGTAAACAGAGTGTTTAGATTTTGACCATTTACACCAACACCATTTAGAACATCAGATAGAAGATCAAAATCACAAGGAAAATTATGTGTTAGTATTGAATATGGATACGCATGACCAGAAGACGCACCCACTTCTTGAAATACATATTCGGCAACGGCTGGCTGTCTTGTCAAACTATACAATGATCTAAACTTATGTGTTCCTAAATTCTCATATGTCATATAGTGTAAAAATGAAGGATCATTACCACCAGCAAGGGCAACATTTGCTTGTTGTGCTACTACCTGAAATGGACGAATATTTTCTGCAATATAAGGTCTAGCTGGTGATGACCCTTCAATATCAAGACTTTTTGCACCAGCACATGAACTGAGAACTTCTTGAACAACTGAAGATGGTGTTGCACATTTCCACATTTTACTTACCAATGTAGCAGCATCATCTAATAGTGTCTGATCGCATGCATGAATCAAAAATTCTTCAGTATTGTTGTTGATAAACTTTCTTTGATCAAGTCTATATGTAGTTTGTGCAACTTGCATAGTTCTTGGTAAACCAAACTTTGCAAGAATAGGTTTATCTATATCAATACTCATAATAGTATTCTTGAATTCATCCAGATTTTTAACTGGTAATTCATGTAAAGAACTATGAACTCTTACCGATGTTTGAAGTCCAGGTGTCAACAAACTTTCACCCAAAATGACTTCTTGAACAGTAATCTGTTTGACAAGTGAATCAGATATACCTGAAAATCCTACATCAAAGTTAGTATGAAAATCTACATCTTCGTCAGCCATTATACCAGTCTTCTTATATAAGGAATTCTTTCATTTGTTTTTGTCAGTGCATCAAATTCACGTATGATCTGTCCATAATACTCAGGTTTGATAATCTTAATATTACGTTTCTTTTCATTTAACGAATCTTCATAGTCATAATTACTTATTGCATCACGATTGGTAAGTTCAATGACTGTTTTGCCGCTACCCATGTTTATCGTATCAACATCTTGTGTTGCAGATAAACTATTATATGTATCATATGGTATAGTTGAATCCGCCATAGAATTTGCAACATTAGATTGATTTATTACAAATCTTGTTTCTGTGATTGTTCCTGATAATGATTCTTCTCTTCTAATTACCTTTTCATAATGATGATATGTTGTTTTAGCGTTAGCAATAGAACCATATTTGTTGATTATGTATTTTTGAAAATCACGATTATTAAGTGGCCAGTCATATTGAGGATCAACAATATCATTAGATAAGAGTATTAACCAGTGTGCTTCTGATGTTCCATAAACTTTTTCTGCTAGTATTTCCGGTGTATCGTCCTCTTTGATCAGATATTCATAGTATGCAGAGATGTTGTTAAGAACTTCACGAATGACTCTTATACGAAAAAATATGTTTGATACCAAAGAATAGTTGGCTAATCTTTTACCTTGAATATCATATGATATTTTTGGAAACTTTTCAAAGTATAATGCCATATTAGAAGCCCTGTTTGTTCTTTCTTTTGTTTTCTTCTCTTTTTTTTGCAGCTAATCTGTATCTTTCTATTGACTCCGGCGTTCTTTTTTTTCCTTTAAGAGATTTGCTCATTTTTTGTTTATATTCTTCGGATTGATAAAATGCACCTGTTTCTTTATGTGCAGCATGATTCAGTGAAATATTTCTCTTATGTTCTTGGGTTTTTGGTTTACCTTTTTGTGAAGCAGATATTTTTTGTTTTGCTTCATCTGTGTGTCCGGTTTCTTTCATTTTTTGCGCATTTTCACGCAATACTCTTATTTGATTTTCTGTTGGCATTTGATTGGTTTTAGCAAGACTAATTTTTTCCTTTGTTTCTTTTGTATGTTTATATTCTGTCCTGGATTCAACTCTTTTAGTAATTGTTTCTTTTGTCTGTTTTCGGTTTCTCAACGGACTTGGTTTACCTTTACATTTAGATTCTTTACCAATATTAGCATCAGAAATTTTTCTTTTTGTATCATTAGATAGTTTTCTGCCCAAACATCTTTTATTTCCTTTTGCTTTTTCTGAAATTTTCTTTTTAGTCTTCTCTGGCATCACCCAACCAAGATTACCATCGCCGCCTTTAGTCAAATTATATCCTCTACCACCAGTATGAAATGTATTATGTTTTTCTATTAAAAATATTTCATCATCTAGTGCTGCATTTTCTTTTAGTATTTCCCACACGAAATTTTCCCAACCATGTTTTTGTATTGCTCTATGAAAATATGATGTATTATCTGTCTCATTTTTAGAATTATATAAATGTCCTGTTTTTCTGTTTGGCCAGTTGGAATCAAAACCAATATATGCTTTACCATTTACTTTATTTGTTGCCTTGTATATTACAGCCATAACAAAATTTCCTTTGTTGTTATAACTGTATTTATAATACCAAAAACCTTGAAATAGTCTAAAACCCCGCCAAAATTCGCTTCTTATGTAACGGCTCAATTTCTCTAAAACCCATGCTCAATCTAGCAGCAACAGGATGACCATTTCTGAATGTTGAATAAACACCTGTTGGAGCATAGTCCACTTCAATTCTCTCTAACACACATGTATTGATTCTCAAAATGTTCATATTCTCAACACCTTTGTTGAAAAACGTGATATCAAATTCTGCTGGTGGAATCCAGAAAAGTCCTGTGCCAAAACCACCTATAGGTTCTGATAACTCAGGTGCACCATGAAATCTCATTGTCTTGATGATAGATTTCATATTAATAGATTCTTGTTCATTTCTTGCTGCCATTAGAACTTCAAGTGTGAAGTTTCTAGAAATAGTATTAGCAAACAATATTTCTACAGCAGGATTAATTGGTGACTGTAATATTTTTGAAACACCGACAGCAGCACTAGTCACACCATTACCTATTCTATTAAGTGCTCGTCCTGCGTTAATTGCTCCCTGTAAAGGATTTCCTGCAGCACCACTTATAAATGATGCTGCTGTTGCTATTCCTGCTGTTCCCAGCTTCATAGCTAAAGCAGACAATGATATTTCTTCATACGCATTGTGTGTGTTAAAGACAAGAGGAGTGGGCATATGCAGTGCAATAGATTCTGCTATTCTTCGTGTACGTCTTGGAATAGAAAGTGCAGCACGATCACCATTATTTCTTGCATTAATACCTGTTCTTAACGTTCCTTGACCAAATCTTAACGTATCAACTTTTGATGCTTGTTGTAAAGGAGTAAATTGATTTGTGTATCTGCCTGCTGGTGTTTGAGGAGACAATGTTTTGGTTGGAACATTGATATTAATAACCATATAGTGTCCATTGTCATCCATCCCAAGATCATTTGGAAAGACTAAATACCTAAAGTCATATTGACTCTGTCCAAGATCAATATCTTCTGTGCCAGTATTCTCTTGTTCTTCGCCTGTAGTTGAGCCTGGATTAATTGGCATTCATTTTCCTCTATCAATAGTATAGTTATTTATATGACAAACAGAAAGACTTATAAGGGCAAATTTAGTCCTAAGAACCCGAAGAAATATATAAATAAATGTGGTTCACGGGATGCCAGTCCCTAACCACTCTAACACCTATATCGGAGGTATCAGCATATGTCTATTTATATTTGTTTAGTTTGTGATAAAAAGTATACTACTATTCGTTCTTTGGCCCAACATGTATCTGCACATAATTACACATCACAAACATATTATAACACATTTTTTAAAAAAGAATCTGATGGAAAATGTATAGTCTGTAATATAGAAACAAGATGGTTAAATTTAAGATTAGGATATCAAAAAATATGTCAGTCTTGTAAATGTAAAGAGTCTGCCAATAAACAGTGGTCTAGTAATAGTGCCATAAAAAGAAAACAAATATTATCAGATAAAATGAAAGGAAATTCATTTTCTGCAGGAAGACCAAAAGGATCAAAAAATAAAAATTCTTATCCTATGACAGAAGAAGTTCGTAAAAGACTTATTGAAAATCCTCCTCCTTCATGGTTTGGTAAAAAACATAATAAAGAAACTATTGAAAAAATGTCAAATTCAGCAGTAAAAAGGATTGAAAAAATGGGTATTCCTAAATCATATAAGGGAAAATTTTATCCTAAAAATCCAAAAAAATATATTGGTAATGTTGATAATATCATATGGCGTTCCACTTGGGAATTAAAATTATTTAAATATTTAGATGAAAATGAAAACATTCTAGAATGGTCATCAGAAGAATTGTCTATACCTTATATATCACCCATAGACGGACGAAAACATCGGTACTTTCCTGATGTGGTTGTTAAAGCACGAACACACGATGGATCAACAAGAACGATGATGTTAGAAGTAAAACCTTTAGACCAAACAAAAGAACCAAAGAAGCAAACAAAGAAAACTAAGAGATACATAACAGAAGTAACAACATGGGCAGTAAATCAACAAAAATGGAAAATGGCAGAAGAATATTGTGCTGATAGAGACTGGCAATTTAAGTTAATTACAGAGAAAGAATTAGGAATTAAGTATAAATAAGAATATGGCAACAAACAAACAAAAAGAAGCTGTTGAGTGGTGGCTTGGAAAGGCCAGAACTGCGGCTGGCTGGAGAAGAAGACTACTCAACAATGCAGATAGAGCCAGAGGTTCTACTGTAATTGGTAAGATGTTTTTCTTTGAGTATGATCCAAAACATAAAGCAACTCTACCAATTTATGATAGGTATCCTCTTGTGTTTCCTATAGAGAGATACACAGATGGTTTTCTTGGACTAAATCTTCATTATCTAGGAGTGAATGAACGAATTGCTATTTTAAATAAACTAAAAGAATTTGCTACTGCCAAGAATCTGACCGAAAAGTCTAGACTGAGGCTTTCTTATGATCTCTTGAGCAGAACAAAATACATCACTGCGCTTTCTCCATGCGTCAAAAGATATCTCTCTGGTCATGTACGCTCTGATTTTATTGAAATCAACGCATTAGAGTGGGATAAAGTAATTCAATTACCTGTACAAGTATTCATAACAAGGACATAGAATGGCAGATTTTCAGATTGCTAATGCACCAAGAGATTTGACAATGCTTGATTTCAGAGCAATTTCAGATGATTATGGTGGCTTGATCAAATCTTCTAAGTTTGCTGTACAGATAAGACCTGTTGGTGAATATATTATCAATTATGCACAGTTTTGCCGTGATTTCACATATCTGTGTGAAATTGCCGAAATGCCAGGACGTGGATTCATGAATGTTGATATTAGATATTATGGACCAAGTCATAAGTTGCCCTTTCAGACATCATATGAAGATATCAATTTGACATTTCTTTGTAGAGCAGAATCTATAGAAAGACAATTCTTTGATGACTGGATGCTTGTTATAAATCCTATCAATTCATTTGATTTCAATTATCGTGATCAATATAGATCAGAGATTGATATTTTTCAATTTGCTGATTACTCCGAAGAAGACGATGATGATGCTCCAACAGCAAAATACTTTATTACATTGCATAATGCATATCCTATTCTGGTCAATCCACAACCAATGACATGGGGAGATGATCAGTTTCAAAGATTGATTGTCTCTTTCACATATACACACTGGAGCAGAAGAGGATATGATCCTAGACCAGGATGGTCACCGTTAGTTGAAGGAAGACCAAGCACTAGAATACCAATATCAAGATAACAAGGATGAAATAAATTATGGCATTACCAAAAATTGATTTACCAACATATGAAATAAAACTACCATCAAATGGTCAAGTAATCAAGATAAGACCATTTCTTGTGAAAGAAGAAAAACTGTTACTAATGGCAGTTGAATCAGATGATACCAATGAAATCATTAATGTGACAAAGCAGGTTATTAACAACTGTATCGTTGATGGTAATGTAAATGTAGAAACACTACCATTTTTTGATATAGATTATTTGTTTATTGCACTCCGTGCTAAGTCTGTTGGTGAAGCAATAGAAGTGAAGTTTACATGCAATAACTATGTCAATGATAATATTTGTGGTTCTGTATTTCCTGCACAGATTGATATTGGTAATTGTGAGATAGTAAAAGATGATACGATCAAGAATGTTATTGATGTTGGTAAGAATATCAAACTCAAAATGAAGTATCCAAACTATACAACCATGAAGATGATACTAGAAAACGATAGTGTGTTGAATAAACAGCTTCATATCATTGCTGGTTCTGTTGATCAGATTATTGATGGTGATAAGATTCATACATCAAAAGACTTTACTAAGCAAGAACTTTTAGAGTTTCTAGAGAACTTAACTAAAGAACAGTATAATAGAGTTGTTGAATATATTGAAAATTTTCCATCGTTTGTTGTCCGAGCTAATGCAAAATGCAATAAGTGTGGATTTGATCATTCTTTGACTTATGATGAGTTTTCAAGTTTTTTCGTCTAATGCTTGGTTATGATTCACTGATGAACTATTTTAAGACAAACTTTTCTTTGATGCAGCATCACAAGTATAGTCTGTCTGATATTGAAAACATGATTCCTTGGGAAAAGTTCATCTATGTAGATATGCTTAAGCAGTATATCAAACAGCAGGAAGATATTGCTCGTGATCAAGCAGCACAACGTAAAGTACAAGCAAACATAAGAAGAAAGTAGAATGGCAAAAAGAATTGATCCAAGTAATCTGACAGTAGATTTTAGGCAGTTAATGAGAATGACTGTTCAAGATCGTGTTGATTTTTATAAGTCTGGTGGTCAAAGTTATTTTGAAAGTCTGACACCAACACAACTTGCTCAGTTGTTTCCCAAATACTATCAAAGACAATTGCCTGATATCGGTAAAGCAGTATCTGGTGGTACAGAAGGAACTATGACATCAGCAGCACCAGAAGCTAGAACGGGTGGTGGTGTTACTTCTGGCGCATTAGGACGTGCTGCTAGATCACAACAAGCACCAGGACAGCCACAACAATCATCAACTGCTAATGAAAATGCATTTCTTAAATATCTTGAGGGTATTACAGGCAAGAAGGAACAGCAAACATTTGCTTCACCTACAGGTTTTGGTGTAGATAGAAGCCGGTTTAAATCTGAATTAGAAAATAATCCAGAATTAGCAAAAAGACTTATGTCACTTGCCAAAGCAGAAGTTGGTTCACAGGGCAGTGTTGCGCAACAAAAATGGATGGAAACAATATTTAATCGTGCTTATGCGCAAGGAAAATCTATCTCTGCTGTTATTGATCCTAATAACGGGTACTGGCCTAGAGGACAAAAAAGACCACAACTATCAGATGCTGAAACCAGTGCATATATGGGAACATTAAATCGTGTTCTGTCTGGTTCAAATGAAAGTAATTATGCAACTGATAATGCTTCTGCAGGATTAGCCAGAAGACGTGAACAATCTGGCAGAAAAGGTTCATGGGAATCCGGTGAATTTTTCTACACCGATTTTCAATATACTAAAGCAATGGAAAGATTGCGTCAAGAAACAGAACAACGTGCAGCGACATCTATTCAAACACAGGAACAAGAAAGACCCTCACAATCTGGTGCGACAACCGGATTAAGACCGTCTGATGCTGTTCCTGGTAGACAACAACCTGTCAGTGATAAAGATCGTGCAGATTTTTATAGTAATCTTTATGCAAGAGGAGGAAGAATTGGTGGAGTATCTTCAAACTTTGATTCTTTTCAGGGACTATGTGGTAAAGGTGCCAGAGGACTTGCTGGTGCTCTTTTAAATGATTCTCATTTTAGTAAAGGTTTATCTGTTGGGGGAAATAGTAATGCAGGATCATTAGCAACAAATAATAATTATCTTCAGATGTCAGGTCTTTATAATGATAAACAACAAATTTCAGCAGATCAAATAAAATCAAAAGAATACCTAGACTCTCTTCCTATAGGAACCGTGATTGCTTCTCATAATGATGGACGAGGTCCAGGGCATGTTCAAATTAAAGTTGGTCCTGGACAATGGGTTTCTGACAAAAGACAAGGAAATACAATATTACAAAGTGGAACAGGCGGCGCATTTACAGGATTTGCCGTTATTACACCAAATCAATCTGGACTACAAAGACTTGATCCAAGAATAGCGAATGACCCTTCAACTATTGCGTGGGCAGCACAACAAGGATATTCTTTGAACGAAGAACAACAAAGAATAGCAGCACAACAACCATCAACTGCACCAACATTACCATTACCTCAAGACTTTGATACGTGGAATCCAAAGCTTCAAGAATATTATAAATCATTGCCTCCTGCATTACAGCAAAATATATTAAAACAAAATGAATATTTGAAAGAAAAAATTAATCCACAAACAGGAAAACCATTTACATTGAATGATGTGTATAATACTGCTGAACAACAAGGATTGATACCAAATAGAGCAGCACAAGAAACTGTTAAAGCAATTACAAATGCTCCTCCCGGTGAAATGCCACAAATAAATCCAGAAGGTTTTGGTGTTGGTAAAATACATGGTGAACAAAAATACACACCAGAACAAGAAGCGAAAAGACAGGGATTTACTACAGGAAGAATAAAGTTTACAGGATTTGAAGATACAGATTTAACACAAACAGAATTTCAAGCCGGGTCTGGTGGAAGGGAAAAAGATAAACCATCAGTACCCAGTGGAACATATAGTTTAACACCACAAGCAACAGGTCCAGTTATTTCGGATTATTATCGTAGTCGTGG